GCTTGATTATAGCCAAGCACAAGTGATGCCCCAAATCCAAAGAATAGTAGATGCTTTCGCAGAAGCATGGGGGTCGTGATATGGCAATAGCGACAACTACACAATACTGGACGAGCAGAATGAACGGTGGCGACCCATCGGATTTAACAGATTACGGTCAAGATAATGAGTCGTTTACGCTGACTGGTTCTGCACTCGACGGTAGCGTTGAAAACCAAGCATGGAAAATTGACGATGCCAACGGTGGTCAATACTGGTCGGTGACTCCTACAACCAATGACTACACAATGATAACCTGTTTCAAATACAGTTCTACCCCTGCTAATGATACAGTTCTTATGTCTCTTGACAACGGAACATACAAAGTAGAAGTCAAGGCAGATGGTGGCGACCAAAAAGTAAAACTTGTCGGTGCAACAACGGTGACAAGCATTGAGTTAGACCTTAAGCAAGCAGACGATATTGACCCAGTGCCTATCGTCCTCCGATTGACGCTTGATGCGTCGGGCAACGCTCGATTGTATATGCGTGAGATTATCGAAGATGACGACGCTCAAACTCACTATCTTAGTGTTACTGCGGCAAGCGGTTCATCAAAAAGCATCAAATGGGGTAACGATAGTGGAACTATCTACTGGAACAATGTGTATGTCACGACTCATGGTGCTTTCAATCCCGACGAACTATCCACATCGGATTTCGTAAGCGACAGTCTTTTGAGAATGGCTCTTTCGATGGTGCAGTTGCTCAAGGATAGTAAGAGGTTTAACCTCAAGAATCTCGTGGACGATTCCTCCATTCTTTACGGCTACGACATTTCATCACAGATGGTTTCTCGCATATCCCCGCCATCAGTTCATCTTATTCTACAACAACTCGACTCGCCTTCTTTTACGACTCTCGGAGGCACAAGAATAGAACAGTTCTACACAGTGGTAATGTTCATTACGACTCGTGGAACAGATTACAAAAACGCCTACCGAATGGGTGCTGATATTGCGGGTGATTGCTTCGATGAAATCTACACAAACACAGGTCTGCAAGGCAATACAGACAGTTTAACATCATACAAAATTACCTTTGACACAAAAACCGATAACGATGAAGTCGTCTGCGTTCATCGAATGGAACTCACTTATATGCGAAGGTTGAATATGCTACATCGGTGAAACCTTCAAATAACAGGTGGGGGATAGCGAGCAATAGGTGAAACTTAATGTCATCAAATTTTGAATATAGGTATGTCGCCCTCACCCCCGAACATCTAACTGGTGGAACACCACGCTCATACGGAACTGCGTCGTTAGGTGCGAGTGCTAAAGTGTATGGTGAAGTGGACGACGAATCAGTAGCACACGCATTTGAACTACTAACTCGTGCTGATATGTCCCGCTACGGTGCGGCAAAATCAGTCAATGGTAAAGAATACTCGGAAGGTGGAGTTAACCTCGTCGCTCAACCCGATGATTTTTGCGGTATGCTTCTTTACGGTGTTTATGGAGATGACTCATCGGGAGGCTCATCAGCATATACTTTCACTGCGGGTGTAGGTGCAACTGACCCCGATATTCACACATGGACGGAAGATACATCTCATATTCTCCCATCTTTTACAATGGAAGTTGGTCGTGAAGATAAAGAACACACATACACTGGTATGTGCGTTTCTCGACTAAGCATTTCAGCAAACACTGGCGAATATGTTATGATGAGTGCAGACTTCAACGGTAAGGCAGAATCGGCAGTATCAGCCCTTGCCACACCTACTTTTGACGGTGCATCAGTTGACGGACTTCATTTCGCAGGTGCAACAATTACATTTGGTGACGGTTCAGCATCAACAACAATCAGCACTGTTAAGTCAATCAGCATTGAGTGGAACATGAACTTGAACACTGATGACGCTTGTTCTCTCGGTAGCCGAACCTATGTTCGACAACCCGAACCGCAAATGCGAGAAATCACAGGTAGCATCGAATTTAGCCGACCTCCTATCGCTAACGCAGACCAAAATGTTGATTACGAAGATGTCACCGCAATTGGCGGATTGCTTCGTGATGGTGACACTACTCACCCTGCAATCAAGGCTACTTTCATCGGTGCTTCTGTCGATGATGCACTCGAAATCAAGATTAGAAAAGTCCGATGGGAAGCACCTTCAATGAATGTGTCGGGTCGTGACTCGTCCACCATGAGCCTTAACTTCGTGGCTCTTGTTGATACCGCAGACAACATTATGTCTGAGATTTCATTCAAGGTTGACAATCAAGGTTCAGCAGGTCGCTACTCCACACTTTGAGGTGAAGTAAGTGCCAGTAGCAAACCCCGCCAATGTCAACTGCGTCAAAGTAGTTTCTACTATGGACGATATGGCTTCGGATTTGCAGACATCAATTAGAGCAACATTAGGTAATAACGATGAACTGCTCGATGTGACAATCGTTAGACAAGACAACGGCAACAAAGTCGTAGTCGTTTATACTTATGAGGATTTGAGTCCTTGAGGTGATTAAATGAAGAGAATGAAAGGAACAAAACCGTCAAAGAAAAGCGTTCGATTGGCACAATTGGGTGTTGCAGTCGAAGAACCAGTAGTCGAACCAATGGCTGAACCAGTGGTTGAGCCTGTCGAAGAACCACAGGTCGTAGAAGAAAAGCCTGTGAAAAAGCCAAAGGCAAAGAAAAGTAAAGCAAAGAAGAGTGTGAAGAAAGATGGCGACATTGAAGAAACAGTTTAAGATTGGAAATAAAGAAATTTGGGTAAGACAAGCAAGCGGCATGGAACGCTTGAAGTTTGAAACCATTTTGGCAAAAGTATTCCGAAAATTTAAGCATTTTGGAACAGACCAAACTAAGTGGACGGAAGTTCAGCAAGAAGAGTTCCTTGATGCTTTGGAAGAAGCAGGTGGTGGAATGACCAACCAACTGTATGAATTAGTCCCCATTTGTGTAATTGATGAAATTGACATTAACATCATTGACCGTGATGAATTGATGGAAATTTACAATTTCGTAAGTGGGAATGACGAAGAAGGTGCAGTCCCTTTGGACTCTTGAGCAAGGTAGCCCCTGCCCTTTGTTCATCTTACAAGGGGGTTCTGCCGAGCGACCTTCTCGAAAAATACACTTGTGAAGGCGGTTGGCAAAAAATGGAATTTGACCTTGCAGTTGTGAATGAAATTCACGACCAAATCAAAGACAGTTATGGCGACTCTAAAAAAGATGTCAACGCTATGCAGGCTCGTAAGCAACAAAGACGAGCAAGAAGGCAAGCGGCTACTATCGAAGATGGCGAAGCACTACAATTATTAAAGGACGGAGGCTTCATAGCGTAAGTCGAGGTGATTGAATGACAAGAGTTGGTGCATCACAAGCGTTCTTTAACATTGTCGCTCAGTTTCAAGCGGATAAACTAATCGCTGACTCTCGTTCAAAAATGACCGCAGTTAAGGCGGTTATGTTGGATTCTTTCGAGGCTCTATTCAAACCGTTAGACGATTTGACTAATCAAATAGATGTAGCCATAAATGCGGTAACTCAGTTAGGTAGAGAAGTAGCACTGGCAAGAGTGGAATTTGAAAAATTCTATGACGGTGCAAATATGTCGGGTGTTTCAACCAAACTCATAGAAATTGGAGAAAGTTACGGAGTAGTAGCAGACCAAGCACTTGCCGCAGGTTCTCGTGCCGCACAGGTAGGTAATATCATAGGAAATGAAAATATCCCCAAACTTGTTAAACAAGCCAATATTCTTACTGAAATTTCGGATTTGACCGCAGAAGAATCCATGCGTGGTCTTATTTCTCTTAATCAGCAGGCAGGCATAGCCTACGGAGAGTTGACAAAAGCAGAATTCGATAGGCTTGAAGCGGGAGAGCAAGGAGTAATATTGAATGAAAACTTAGCACATTCTCTCAATGTCCTCAACACAGTCGCTAACCGTTCGGTTGCTCTTGAAGGAGATTTGGTTAAAACCATGACAAACTTTTCAGCACAGGCGAAACTGGCAGGTGATTCGTTTGAGTATATGTCGGCTATGTCTGCCGTCCTCCTTGAAGCAGGTGAAGAACACGGTGCTTCGGGTAGAGCCTTGCGTATGATTTATGCTCGGCTTGGTGGTGACATCAACGGTGCGGCAACTAAACTTGAGCAAATGAATATTACAGTTCGTGACGCAGAAGGTAATATGCTACCTCTACAAAAAGTGCTTGAGGATATGAAAAGAAAGGGTTGGGACGAACTAACGCCTGCTTTGAAGCAGAATATTGCTCAAACGATTGCAGGCAACCGTCACTATGTCCGTTTCCTAAAATTGATGGAAAACTATGACCGTTCAGTTCAATTGGCTACTGCGGCTCAATATGGTCTTGATGACGCACTACAACAAGCAAACAAGGCGAGAGAAAGCGAAGTTAGAATGTTAGAAATCGCAGAAGCAAGATACAGTAATCTTAAAGGTCAAATGGGCGAGGCTATGATGCCGTTCCAAAGAGGTGTTGTGACCCAACAGGCTAACTTCTTAGACGCAACTTTGATGCTCGATGATGCTATGGGTGGACTTTCACATACAATAGGTAGACTCTATGCTACTCTAAAAATGGGAGAAGGGTTTATCAAATTCGGTCTTATGATTCAGTCAATGGGTATAGGACTTGAAATGTTTGATTCGGTCACAAGACAACTTCATGGTCTTGAAGTAGCGGTCAATAACTTACACAGTAAACAGGCTACTTACTTGAAGTATAACGAAAAAATGTCAAAAGACCAAGAAAGAATTGCTAAATATATGCTCTATCTTCAACAAAGAAAAAACGCCCAAGTTCAAAAAGAAGGACACATAAGAGCGAAGTTATCGCAAGAACAAAGAAATATTTCTAAATTAGAAGCACAGGTCGCTCATAAGCAAGAATACTTTGTCAATACTTTGAAAGAGAGAATAGTTCATACGCAAGCACATTTTAATCTTAGAAATCAAATGATGCTCGCAGAAGGTCAATCCGAAGATAGATACTTCAACAAAGTTAGAGCAAGATTGGAATATGAAACGGCTACTGGAAATGAACTTCTTAATACATACAATCAAATTTACATAACAAAAAAGACTGCGGAAGAAGCCTATATGCGTCAAATGGTTGCTGATTATGAAATAATTGGTAAAATGAGCGACGACGAAGTGCTGAGCATAAGAGCAAGAAAAGAGGAACTTGAAAAAGTCCACAGTGCTTTGCAGAAAGTAAAATCAGCAAACGAATTAGCAAGAACTCCTTCGATTGATGGTAGAAAAGGCGTAGGTGGTAATTTATTTACACAGGCTTTTGGTGGTAGAAATACAATAGAATTTAAAGCCGCTATGAAAGAAGTAGAGAGAATGAACGAAGAAATTCAAGCAAAAGCGGGGGGCTATGAAGAAAAGGACACAAGAGATGTGGCTGAAATGGCTCGTAATTCGGCTAAAAATATGCAAGCGTTTTTCGATGATATGAAATCGGGAAGCGAGTTGTCTGCACAAGGTTTTCACGGAATGAAAGCGGCATTAAAGAAACTACTTGGTGAAACTATGCACGCACAAAGGACGCTTGACCTTTACGAAGCGTCACAAAAAGACTTGACGCTAACGACAAAAGAACTTGCTGATGTCGAAAAGAAACTTGCTTATGAAAAAGATTTGCTAAAGGGTCATCAAAAAGAATTGAAAGATTTAACGATGGAATTAGACAACGCCCAAACTAACTCTTTGGGGACTGAACAAGAACTTGAAAAAGCCATAGAAGCCAAAACACAAGCCATTTTAGAACAGGCAAACGCAGTTCAAATGTTTGAAAAAGACGCACAAAACTTGACGAGAAAACAAGAAGTGTTGATGAAAGAGTTGCGTAAAAATCCCGAATATCAAGCAGAATATAGTAAAAGCCTCGAAGATACAAAGAAAAGTTTTGGTAGGTTTGCTTTAGCGGGGGCTAACGCAACAAGTATGCTCTTTGGTATGGTGGGAGGGACGAAAAGTGCTGCTGTGTCAATGGCACTAATGACGGCTAACATAATGCCTGCAATAAACGAAGTAACAAAAGCAGGTAAAGGTTTTTTTCAAACTCAAATGGCTTTGTATCAAACGGCAAGGCAGTCGGGTCATACAGGGAAAGCAATTAAGGACTTAACGACGAAAATACTTGCGTCTTCACTTGCTTTTGCGGCAGTAGGAGGTGCTATCTTGTTACTTAACGAGAGAAGCGAGATGTTAGCAGATGCGTTAAAAAAAGCGGGTGAAGGAGTAGAATCAACTCGAAATTCCTTACAACTTCTCAGCGATGATAGTAACATAATTACAGACGAAAAGTTAGCAAATATGTTAGACTTAAGCGGAGTAAAAGCAAGTGACTTACAAGGCGATATTAACGGTATAGAAGATGCTTTGCAGAAACTTGAAGGTGCGGAAGTGGGCTTAGATGATATGCTCGCAAGGTCTGTTGACGAAGCAAGAACATTACTAACAATACTTAAAAAAATGGAAAGCGGGGAAGATTTGGCAGGTATGATATTAAACGAAGATGAGTTTGATAGGCAAGTAAGAGAGATAGAAAATATTTTTAGTGGTGCAAGCGGGGCATATGAAGAAATGACAATGTTTCGTAGAGACCAAAAGAAAGCAATTGCCTTAATAAGAGATATAGGAGGCGATATTGGGAGAACACAAGAATATGGAATGGGTGGAATCATAGACCATTATGATGTCACGGCAAAAGGTTTAGCGGAACAACTCGTAGAATACATAAGAGCAGGTAATCAATTAACAAAGGAACAATATGACATGCTTGGCGAAATATACGACTCTACCGAAATAACAAATTTGTTTGACAGTCTTGATGACTTGATTTTAAGCGAACAGATGGCGGCTTACCACACTGATAATTTGGGTAAGGAGATGGGTGATACAAACGAAAAAATTCAAGCAGTTGCAGATGATGTTAAGAATTTGACACAGGAAATTTATGACTTCGGCAACGCAAGAGAAGAGTTGTTCTTTGGTGGCAAGTATGGTAATGTCACTGGTTCATTATACAAGCAAGTAGTCCAACAAGGTGTAGGCACATTATATCACAAGAACGAAGTGATTATGAGCAACAACTTTCACGGATTTTTCAATGAAGAAGAAGCGGCTTCAAGAATTATAGCCATATTAGATAGAGAATTAGCAAAGCGATAGATGGTGTTATGAATGAGAACAGTCAATAAAAGGTTCATTTGGTGGCTTGCAGGTTATTACGATAACTTCATAGCGGCTCGTGTCGTCCCCGACGATAAAAACACAATGACTGCTACTTGGCAGTCAATCAAAACTCATCACGGCAACGCTATCAACGGCTACGCCCCACTATCAACTCGATACACACACGCATGGTGCGAGCGTGGTTACGGAGATACCACTACTACTCTCGCAAGTGATGTAGCCGCAGGCAGTTCATCAATTACACTCACTGATGCTACGGCATTCCCAAGTTCAGCAGTAGAAAAATCAATCGTCATAGGTGACGAAAGAGGTGTCTACACAACAAAAAGCGTGAATACTTTGACAACTCCAATTACGGCATTTTCAAAGGCACACAAAGCGGGAGAAAAAGTAATTTTAATGTTTAACGAACAAAGTGCGGAATATCCCTTTGCTCACAACAACGGTATTCACGAATGGCTAACTCTCGATTTCCAAGGTAGGTATGCAGGCAAATATGAAGGTGTTGCTCATCTACAATATCCCGACTCGATTGTTAATGCCAACAGGCAAAAATACGATGAGGGGACTGGTGCGGTGGGCGGTAGTGCTACCGCTTACGCTACTGGTGACGCAGTAGAAGGCTACATTCAATTCTGCAACGGTTACGACACCACAGGCAACTACTATGCCGCAATAGGAACAAACGATTCTACTTTTGGCAGGGACACTATGCGTAGACCCGATTATAACGCTCTCAATGATTTAGAAGTCGAAGCGGGTGTTCCCGATAATGCTAATACTCCATCGAAAATGATTAGAACATTCTTGACTGGCGTTTATGGTGGAGAAGTCCTATACGAAGATAATATCCAAAACGGCTCACCGAAAGCATTTTTGCACCCGATTGAATCCCCATCGGGCAAACCATTTATGGCTATGGAAATATACGATACATCGGCAACTTACGACCCAGTGTTTGCTTATGACGGAACACTCAACAGTAAGGGCGACGGGGACATATTTACGATTCGACTTCATGCCTGTGCAGTAGATACGGCAAGTGCAAGAATCAAACTAAAAATCGGTTGCAGTGGAACTGCTATGACAAGCACCGCAAGTGGAGAGACATCTTACACTCATGCGGCAGTAGAGTATGAAATTACGCCTGTTGCGTTTCAAGAGGCGACCTCATGGAATCCACCTACTCTTACTTCTCTTTGGGACGATTATGATTTCGTTTTTGATTATGGGGCAGGCACATACGATGTTTACAAAAACGGAACGAGCGTTTCTACTGGTAACACCATAGGTAATGATGTAGACGGCAATCCGTTCGTAGCAAGCACAATGTATGGTTGGTCTATCGAGGCTAAAGATTGTGACAAGAAAACGGCAGTCTTGATTGACCATGTAGGTATGATTCGCCCAGTCAACGACTTCCCCAGTGGAGTTGATATGCCTCCCGCAGTTTCATTCAACTATACTTCAAGTGTCAACGCAGTCTCTACTGTCAACTTGACCGTGATTGATGATGACGCTCAACTTTCGATGATTGAATTTTTCAATCAATCGTCTTATGCCGATTGGTCTTTGTTAATGTTTAGAGATGAACCCTACCGCCCATTATGGCGAGGCACTATAACAGGATTGAGTTATAGCCAAAATGCAAACGACAGAACGCCTACTATTCAACTCAACGCACAGGATTATTTTTTATTAAATGAGGCACAGTTACCTAACTGGGAACTTGGTCAAGGTGGCGATGATGACTCAACAGAAACAGTAGCATACAACAGAAGTGAATCACAAAACCACTTAGACCTTTACTACTTCGGTGCTTCAAGGTTGCAGTCGGCTAACGCTACTCTCGGCTACAATGAAGTTCTTGATGGCGAAGAAGTATTCATTCCCCATGCAGATTCAAGAATGAGAAACAGGTCTGCTCACCCAATACAAATGTATGTAGGTGAAGATACCGAAGGTGCTAACGACCCTTACGCTGATTGGGACGCATTCATCACTGCTGACGCAGATGTAACGCCTGCGGCAAGCAGAAGCATACACTCACGGTGGATTAAAGACATAAAGAACTCTAAGTGGTTTCAACACGCATTTTCAAGAATCAAGCAAAATCCTCTTGCGATAGGAACTTTGGCAAGTGATTTTGATGCAGGCGATTCTTCGATGGTTCTTGATTTTGGTCTTTACGATGACGATTTCGGTAGCATAGAATTTGTTGATTCAAACGGTAGGGTTGATTCGGGATTCTATACTGCGGCTTCGTATCAGTATAACTTAACACCTACTGGTTGGTCATGGGGAATGGTAACGACTAAGCGTGGTGCGGGAACTTCAAGAGAAAGAGTAGAAACTTCTTTTGTTGCTTCGATGTATTTCACTCCCGCCCAACTCACTACCGCAGGTATTAGTATTGCTGATTTACACCAAACAGTTGTTAGGATAGAAAACTGCCCTTTAACCGAAGTAGAAGATGGCGTGTATAAACTAATAAATGATTCATACCGATGGACTATCAGTGGTATGGGTAGTAATCTATATCGTTTGATATTATGCGATAGCACCAGTAGTGCAAGAAGAAACTCTTCTTTTGGTTTTACAGGTTATCTATTCGGGCTTCAACAGGCTAAAAAATATTTTGAAAGCACTAACACCTCTACTGTCATAAATGGAACAAGGCAGGCGAGTGTCCAACCGTCCGATTCTCCCGCCCTTTACCCCTATGTAGTAAACCCTTATTATTCTATTAGTCAATGGAACAGGTCAAATGGATTAGGGTTATCGGCATTCCCGTATGCTTGGTCTAATAGCACTTCCGCCACTATTTCCATTGAAAAAAGATATGTGCAGACTGGAACTATGGGTGCTTGTAAGTTTGGAGAAGTCACACTAACAATCCCCACAACTAACTTTTTCCAATATGACCATTCGGCTAACTCGCAAGTGGTTTTGAGAGACTTAGATAATGACTACAAGCACATTTGGATTCTTTGGGCTGATATGCGTAATGACGGCAACGCTGATGCCGATGCAGGTTTTAGAAAAACAGAATTTGGTTTGATGAACCCAATTAAAAATTCATACACTTTTTCTTTAGTTTATGCAGACTCGGATAACACTTCCGAAGAAAGTAGACAGGAGTTTGTAGATTTAGTCGTCGGTGAAGATTTGCAGATATGGTCTATGAACGGGCTGAAAGACCCAATTACTAATGCTTCTTGGTCAAGCATAACTGGTGGTTCGGATAGCGAAAGCAACAGTAAATATCACAACTGGGGAGACAAGGCGGGGGCATTTCTAATCATTGACACTTCGCAGTTCTTTAACTTAAACACATACACTAACGGTGGTAAAACAGGACAAGTAGCAGGTGGTAGAAAGGAAATAGGAGATTACCTCGTAGAAACAGAAGGTTTTCCAGTTCTCATAGATAACTACTGGGTTCAAGCACCCTCGATGCCCTCAAACACCTTTTACACAAATTCTACATATTGGAATTCAAACGCTACCAAATTGACTTCAAATCCCGCTTCTGTTCTAACAGACATCGAAATCGGAGATAGGCTAATACAACTATCCGATGACATTTATCCGTTTGCCAGTGCCACTAATTCAGTTGCACAAATAGTAAGTCATGCAAAAGAAGAAGTGTTTCATTTTGAAATAGGTAGAAAGTTTAACGAAGAAACATCAGTCCCCTATTCGATAGACGCTAATGGCGTGGCAACCTTTGATACTTCGGGTATAGCCACTGGTAGCATAAAATACCTACGAGAAGGTCATAGGATTCAAATAACCGACGGAACAAGTAATGTTGTAGATGGCTCAAGAGTAGTAGCGTCAAGCGATGCTGTAATGTCAACAAACTCATTCAATACTGAATTCACTGTTACTGGAATAAACGCAACAAGTGGTAGTGGGACTGCGACAATCAATTCGGAATACACTTACGAAATGACAAAATTGACAAAGTTTGTCAACGGTGGAATAGCAACATCTACTGCGGGAGAGTGGAACGGAACTGGTTACGGAGGAACGAACACTAACAACTCGGCAAGTTCTCTTATTCTTGCGGCATCTACTACTGGTGCATTGAGAGCGATAAAGGTAACTGGCGAAGGTCAAGATGTCTATACTGACGCTACGGCTTACTGGGGATTGGCTAACATATTCCCCTTAAGATTGATGATGGAAATTAACGGCTATGTCGAAAACAGGGGAAGTTTGACACATTCCGAATCGGATAAGATTAGAGTCTTATGGAATGATTGTCTTGTTGACAACTGGCTTTCACAATCTGCTCTCTACGGTATGGTTGACATCAACACTGTCCCAGTCACTAAAAATATGACTACGACTCAACAAGAAGTCCCAGTAGGTTCTTACATCTTGTCAACTACCGCAAGTGTGGGTTCAACTGTCACAGTCAATACTGCTGATTCGGGAGGCAGTGTAGCACCTCACGGTTTGTTTGACGGAACAGTAATCACAATCATAGAAAACAGTGAGTTGACAGATTCGGCAGATGATTACAGGGCAAACTACACTATCTCTAATGTCACACCAACTACCTTTGACATCACCAAAAGCGGTGCTTCATTGACAAACGGAGAAGGTTATTGGAGAGTAGCGAACACTGTTGACGACTATGGTTCTGTAAACGACTCAAGGACAAACAACGCCATGAGCATATTCTCTTCAATACAAGCCAGTAGCGGTGTGTCCGAGACATACGGTGTTCGTAATGTATTTTCTTGGTTAATGGGCCGTGATTCTCAACCGTCCCTTAGACCTACATACAATAGCGGATTTGCTTTCACAAGAGATAACCTAACCTTTTCATCTCTTGATACTAACTCAGCCGCACAAATCACCAATGTTCGTGTGTTTTACGGCAACGGTTCTTCATTCGTAGATTATCCCGAACCAACACTAACACAAAAGCCACGATGGGAAATTTTGGAAATGCCCGATATTGATAGCAAGGCTGACGCACTTTTGATGGCTAAACAAGAGTATGAAAAGAACAAAGACGCTACAATGCAGGTCAAAACAAGAATTCTGCGACATGGTGACTCTCACAACATGGGCGGTGGTAACGACACCATGCTCTATAACGCTCGATACGGTTACATAGCCGACCAATCGAGAACAATCCCAAGAGTATTCACTATCGGTTCTTCTACATACACCGATAACAAAGCGTGGGCTTGGGCTTCCCTGTGGGGCGGCAACCTTTTCGCAGGCAATACTAATGCTCTCGATGGTAGAAATGGAAATTCGGGAGAGGCACATATCAGTGGTAGTATGAGTTTCGATGAGAACTATTTTTGGTATGGTGCAAATTCGCTCTCCTACGCACTCCAAATCGTCCATATTCCTCACGGTATGCCTAAGACTACCGAGAGGTCAACAAGTGGCTCTAACATCACCGCAGACGGTCATTTGAGGGTAGTCATTGATATTGACGATGCGGCAGAATTCACAAGCGTAGATAATGCAAGATTTAACATTAGGTTACTTGACTTGGAGTTCGACAGTAGCACCTTTGAGGCTCAAGCGATTGTAACAGACAATCTAAGCACCACTACGATTGATGCGAACGGATTCTACGAACTACCAATCCCCGCTTCATACTGGACGAACCAAACAGGAAATGAAAGAATTGTTGTTTCTGTAAACTATGAGTATCTCAAAGCGTTGCTAAGGACTCGGTGCGGGACTTCAAATCTTCATAAGAATGCTCACACTTGGCTTATTGGATATTCTTCATACAATACAGATAGCATATTCCCTCTCGGTGCAAGAAGATTCGGTGATGCTGATTACTGGAACTTGAGAGCAGAATGGTATGCACCTCGACTACACATAACCGACGACATTAACTTCGTCCCTGCTACATCTTTGACATTGACGGATTCAGTGTTTTCTTTCAATAACGAGGCTATGCAAATACAAAACATCTCTTGGTCTGTAAACGGTGCTGATAGAGAATCCGTTGAATTGACTCTTGAGCGTGATGTATCAAGAGCCGCTAAAGGATTCATGTCTTACATCGTCCCCCCTTCAAGCAAGAAAACAAGAAGCAGTCATTCGGGCTTTGGTGTAGGTCAAGGAGATGTAAGTTCAAGCACTAACAACGGTAGAAGTTACAACGGACAGTGGGGTGGTCACGGTTCATGGGGTGACGGATTCACCAATTCAAACCCGAACGCAGAACTTACAATCATCAATAATCCATCAAGGAGAACTGGTGTTCCCGACGGCATCACTGCAAACATTGGTAACGCAATAAACATTGGCAACAACAGTATTTCACCGAATATGCTCAAGCAAATGAAGGGTGTCATGGAGTTCAATAACGATAGCATGACTGGTGGTGGATTTGCAGTTTTGGGGCAGAAGAAACCTTCTGCCGCACCACAAAACACTGATGGTGCATACGGAGTGACAATGAGTGCCGAAGGTGGAGATGCCAACACCGATGCAGACGGTATATCATTTGCAGGTGCTACCGACGACACCACATCTTATTCGTCCCACAGTATCTCAGTGCCAGTGCCACCTGCTACTCAGTCCGACACATTTACCGTTACTGGTCGTGTCGAAATGACTTCGACTGGGACTGCGGTTCTCTTCTGCAAAGTTCAATGTTTAGAAACTGGTGCAGGTTCTACGCTTGAACCTTACACAGTTACTTCGTCAACAAACGGCAGTGTAGTTCTTTTCAGTGGCTCTTTGAGTGGTGCTAACATCGCAGGTAACACTATCAAAGTATCTATTGCTCGGCAAGCAGGCGAAGGAGATGACACGGCAACTTATTCGGCAGTAACAGTCAAGAATGTGCAGATTAGATTCAACACCAGTTCTGTAAGCGGTAGTTCCCAATCGGGACAACTTTCTTACTGATTAGTGTCGTCGGGTTGGTCGGGATAGCGGTCACGCAACCGCAGAATATCTTTGGCTCTCTTTCTGCCAATTCCCTCTACCCGCATAAGTTGTCTTTGACTCGTCCTTGAACGAAGTATTCTCGGTAGCGAGCCGAACTCACTAAGCAACTCGTGAGCCGCCCTTTCGGACACACCGTTGATGCTCGATAGAGCCGCAACTCTTGGGTCTACGGTTCTGTTGCTTTTGACTATTTCAGTAGGCATAGCAGTGCTGACACCTCTAACTCTCATGTTATGGTGCATTGATGATAACCAATCTACCATTTCGTCCATACTGGATAGTTCCATGTATTGAATTTGAGGAAATGCAAGATATAGATTTTGCTTGAACTTTTTGATAACCGCCATCATCTTTTTCATCTCTCTTGCGATTGCGACTCGTCCTCCACCTCTAACATACGGCTTGAGTTTCGTCCCATAGACAACAAGCATAGGTCTTTCAAAGTTATTCACAAGGTCTGTTAGTTGACCCATAATTGTTCTGCTTCGACCATGACCCAAAATAGAATGATACAGGTCGTTTATCTCTTTTGCTTCAATGCCGATTTCACCCATGATATAATCCGCAGAAATAAGACGCTTGACAAAAACATGACCGCCATTCTCCTTCTTACCCATAACAGAATACAGTTTGTGTATCAAAAGGTCGTTCTCTCTATCGTCTACTATCAGCATTGATATACCCATATCTGTGTCTCTTTAATAAGACAACGCAGATTAGTTAGGCGTTTCTACCGTCCCATCGTATCTCCAACACTTACCTGCACACATATTTCTTGCTACGAACCATGCACATGACGGTGTTCTCTTGTATTTCATAGTCGTCTTGATTCCCTTTCTTGACACAGTAGGATTCCAATTTGACCAATGCAAACTCTTTATGTAATCAAAAATTTCATCTTCGATGAGTTTTTTTTGTTCGGGACTGATAGCCTGTGGGTCTGCAAAATCTCTTAAGGTATCAGCCATGTGCTGAACAAGAGCAACACGGACATGATGGGGCGGGTTATCTTGATTGACTGCGTGAGCGAGACAGGGCATCAGTGGAACTGTGCCTGCGTTCAAGAACCCCTCTTCAAGTTCTACGCTTTCAACTACCGTGTAGTCATCTTTGATAGGTTTGTAATCTGCTACCCAAGATACAAAATCAAAGCCATTTTCCGTATCACAGTCACCAAAGGGGTCTAAATGTTCGTATTTCGGGGAAGGAGTGGTAGGTATGTGATAGTTTTCGGGGTTTTTGGCAAACTCCTGTGCATCAATAATCACCGCCCACCTATTTCTTTTTGGATTGTATGTTGAGGGGATTCTCGTCATCTTTTCGGGGAAGCCTACGCCATCGAGAGTGACAAGTCCCTTCGCCATTCTGCGTTGATAGTGTTCAAGCGGCAGACGATACTCTTCGCCTACGACTGATTCCGAGAAAATTTGGTGGATATGGAAGCCTCGTCCAGTTGCGACCAGTCGCACATCTCCCACCAATCGCCCGATAAGTTTAGCGACATCTTGCTTGACAAGTTCGATTCCTCCCCGTTCCCCTGCGTCAAAGTCCCACCACGCTCGGTCTATGATAGCGGTTCTGTAATCGGGCTTGCCCTCTTCGTCCACATTCTTGAAAGCGTATAGACTTGTGTAGCATGATGACAACCTACCGAGTTTGCGAACATAGTTTTCGTAGACTGGTTTTTGATTCACCAATGCTCTCTTTAGCCCTATCTCTCTTGGGAACTTCAATAGGCTTTGCCTCTCCATTTTTCCCCACAACCTTCTGCTTTACAAGTGTGAACCACAAGCATTTTTTCGTCTGCACCCTCTTGACCCATGACCAACATCATAGCATCAGTTTCATATTCCTTTCCTTTGCATTTTGGACATTCCATGTTTAATCACTCTCCATCGGCAGTATATGAAAGTGTTGGGTCGCCTTCAAGACCAAGCAGTTGACTTTCACAGGACAGGTTGAACCCGCACCATTCGGTGCAGAAGTAGTCATTCCACTTCATGTCCCAAACGCCATTAGTGATACCTTCACAAGCCTTGTTTAAGGATTTGTGCATAGCATTCACACTACGGGTGTTGACCTTCTCAAGAACCGCCATACCCTGCAAATTACCCAACCACACTTCTGTTCCTTTCTTACCATCTAACTCATGATACAAGTCCGTGTTAGTGCATTCGGGGAACAAATAGTAGAAATAAACTGCTTCTTCGTAACCAAGAAGCGAAAGCATATACCGATAGTAGCACAGTTCTTTGCGAGTCTTTGTCAATTTACCCTTGGTAGCCTTACCAGTTTTCAATTCAGCAATAACAAGAGAGCCGTCGGGGTGTCGAAGCACACCGTCAATCATACCTACCAAAATGACATTATGTTCGGGGTGTTTGATAGTATGCTTTACTTCAAACTCCACTGGGGAGAAGCCTTCTAATCCCCAACGCTTAAGTCGTTCTTCTTCAAGTTCCATCAAAGCCTCGACAGACATCTCATAGGTAGTCTTTTGGTCATCGTCCCAATGTTGATGGGGGACATGATGACCGTCAGCCTCCCAATCCTTTAGGGCGAGTGGCAACAGTTCAGTAGGTTTCTCGTCCTCTTTATCCCAGTTACCATAAGCATTTTCCAATGCTCTATGCACCGCAGTTCCGTGAACCATGTAATGAGTAGGGGGTTCTCTAATTTCTGCTACGGCATTCCACCAGTATTTACGGGGACAAGAATCGTATTGAATAAACGATGATTTAGACAAACGAACAGGGTAGCCTCCCTGTGCCGCTTTTATCGGGTTTGTATGCCCGAATTCTTGACCGTGTATCTTATACCACTCATTCGAGTATTTCTTCACTTGACTCATCTGCTACCGCCTCAACTTCTGCGGCAAGTTCCTCTTTCTTAGATTTCTTGCCGTATGTTTTCTTTGGTGCGGGTTTTGAGCCTCCGAGAACTACATCGTATGCTGAATGGTCTACATCAGCACCGACGAGAGCGTATCGGTCAAGACCGAGTGCTTCGATTCGGAATCTGTTTTCGACATTCTCGTCCATAGCGAGATAGATGTCCCTCTTACCTGTGTGGGTAAGAGCCTCTTCAACGAGTTTTTCATCGTCCTTAAGTAGTAAAACTCTAACCATGTTCAACACCACGCACCGTTTGTTTAATAATCATTCTTCTTCTCTTGGAATATCTTCTGTCAAATCGCTTTGACAATGGGGACACTTGGTAGGGGCAGTGATACCTTCGAGTTTAGGATAACTCAAATCACTGCCACATGAACCGCACTTGAACTCTTCAATCAAGCCCATGTGTTGTAGTAAGCCCGACAACACGCCCATAATCTGCCCCATATCTTGAGCAACTGCTTGCCCCAATGCTTGAACAGACGCACCGAGTTGTGCTACTGCCTGTGTCAATTCCATTCCTGTCATCTTTCTTTTGTTTGCCATACTTAAACACCTATCACGCCAGTATTTAAATCCATTCCACATTCCTTATGCCTCGGTGGGCGTTCCATAAAACTTGTGTGTCCCAATTGACCAGTTCGTAAATATCACAAGCCTTCTTGACAATGTATCTTTCAGTCATCTCCGACCAATCAACTTCGCTTACGCCCTTGATTGAATCGAGCGAATCGAAAGCCATGAACTGCCCTTGCTTGTTCACGGCAGTTAGGAATGCCTCATCAACCTCATAAGAACGGTTGAGATGTTTCTTAGCCCACACCACGCCTGCGGTAGCACCGCTTAGTGTCTTGTATGAAGAAAGTGGACGCTTGAGTTTGCCAATCATTAGCAAATCTTCGCCCATATCCCCGTCAACACCTTGTCTAATTAGAGAACAAACCAAATCATCAATCTCATTTTGGTGTTTACCGTCGAGGATTGCACGAAGTATGCTATCCATACTTTGCTTCATAGCCTTCGGCATTCGTGCCTGTTTGAGTTCCAAGCCTTTGTAGTAGTAGTCGGGGTCATGGTATCTGCCATCAGTCCATGTGACTTTACCTGCGTAGCGATTCTTAGCCTTGAGAATCATTGATTCGCACCACTTTTCAAACTCAGTTTCGATAGGGTGCATAGCCTTGTTGATTTCGGCTACCAACTCAAGACCCTCTTCGGCAGTAGGGACTTCACAAAAAATAGAATCGGTATGCCCGTATCTCACTGGGTAGCCTCGACTGTTGCACTCATCACGCAGACGATATAGTGTTTGTCTCGATGTGAATGTGATAGCAGAAGCGATGTCGGGGTGATACATACCATACTTAGAATCGCCTGCCACACCGTAGAGGGAGGCGACCATTGACTTAGTAGCAAACTGGCTACCGTCATACTTCTTGTAAGCCTTCATGTCGCCATCTGCAAGAGCCTGCTTCATCAACGCTTTGTATTCGTTACGCTTGACAGTCAATTTATCCATAGCCCTGCCGAGCAACCCGCTTCTATCCTTTGTGAATTTAGTTCCGTTGCCGCAATCAATACCGTTCTCATCTATCGTGTCCCACGAAATATTGTGTAGTTTCACATTTGAGTGATACATCGCTTTAATATCCATGATAGCCATGTTGTGATAGATGCCTGCCTCGACATCTTGCACATCAGCACCCGTATAATCAACCTTAGCAAACTTTGGTTTGTCGGGTATTCGTAGGTCAAATTCTTGGTCTTGAATGAACAAGCAAGAAGCAGGTAGTGTAGTCAAAGGAGTAGTCTCTATTTCGCATTGAATTAGATGTTGCAGTGATGTAAAATACCCAGTGGCATTTACTACTTCGTCAAGTTTAGGCAGAAGCCTCACATCTTGGCGATTGTAGTCCACATAAGTTCCTATGTCAGTGTAGTAGGTGTCATGACCGTCCTCAAGAGGAACTTTGCGTTCTCCCAAAACAAAATCTGCTATGTCATCGAGTTTCTGCCCTGCGAGTTGCCCGTTCTTTATCGTCCACAGTTTCTTGAACGCCACCATCAAATCAAAACAGATACGGGCTACGATGGGTTGATTCCAACGCTTGTCCGACCAGTTGTATTTGTAGATGTGTTTGTTGAGAGGGGATAGTGATTCGGGTTTCAGTCCATTCCTACGCATTCTCGTGCAGATTTGGTAAATATCTGCGTCAACAACATACCAACCTGCTATGATGTCGGGGTCTTGTTTCTTCATGTGAGCCGCAAAATCAGCAAGTAGTTGCCTCTCGTTAGCAAATGCTTTAGCGGGAGGGTCAAAGACAACTTCTTGTAACCCATCGGGGTGATTTTTACATGGTATAGAATTCACCATTCCCGCTTTGACTTCGGGGTGGGTGAGCCATGTGTATGTTTTGCCTGTATATGAATCCAAAGCAGTAAGTATAGTTATCTCACCCGATTCCTGTTTCCATTCACCGTCAAGATACCAAACCCTATGCTCGTAGTTGGGGAATGGTTCTTCTCCTTCAAGGATTCTATCATTGAGTATTTGATTAGCGAAAGGCATTGAAGCCTCCCATGTCGAACCCCTGTAATGCTTGACCCATTCCGACCTATCATAATCGGTTCGGAATGAAACCTTCGTCAATTCCTCTCCGTAAACACCTTCGTATTTCTCATCATCTACGATGATACCGTAGGTATCGGAAGGTTTCTTGTCAACAAAACAGTAGGGGTGTCGAGTAATCAGTTCCTCTTTACGCTCAAGCGTTTCGGGGTCACGATACCTTACCGATATTGTTCTGCCATTCTTGTGTGAAACAATCATATCAAACAATCTATTATCGTCAGTATTTAGTTCTTGTTGTAACCACGCTTTCGAGTCTCAATACCATGCTTGTTTAACCAAATGTGGATAGTCATAGCACTCACACCGCAATAGTCCCCAATAGTCTGCATGGAAAGTCCGTCTTTCTCATACTTTTGTTGAAGCCACTTCTTGTCACGATATGACTCATTTCTACACTTGATTTGCATTACTATTTGATTGACCCAACTGCACTGGGGACAAGTCGTGTTTATCTTAGTAGGTTCTGCCTTGATAATAGAATTACTACCAAGAACAATAAATCCTACATGACCACAATCCATACATTCATATCTCATCTTCTTCACCTTTCTTCAAATACACTGTTTGTGCGACTCCGCTTTCTCCCAAAACATATCTACCGAGTTTCTCGTAGTTTGGGTCTTTGGCACAAATGAACTTCATAAATGCCGCAATCCTTTCGTTAGATACTCTAAGAACTCTACCGTTTCTTCTCACTACACAATCTTTTATGTCGTGATTGGTAAACTTCTCACCTTCTTCAAAGTCGTAATGCAAAACGCATAACATGGTTATTTTCCAGTATAGTTGACCCTTTCTCCTGTTGGAGTAGAGCCAATCTTCAAGGACATGACCACGAATCACTGCTTCTACTTCTTCGACAGTAAACGAAGGTATGTTTTTGAAAACATGAAAGTCATTATCTCGATTCGTCACAATACCCCCGCTTGAAATACCCAGTCACCGTTAGTAAAACTCAGTATCAGTCGAGTCCCTTGATTGTATTCCGAGAAGTCAAGGAATGACAGTTTAACCTTACCACTGTAATGCTTGATGATGTTTTCTAATCCACCTTCAAACTCAGCAGTAAAGTCATCACCCGAATACTCGTCGCACAGAATACTGGTGGTCATACCTTTGAAATGGTCGCCAACAGAAACAGATAACTCGCTACCGTCGAAGTCAAATCTGTATCGGTTTAACTTCTGCCCGTTGATTCCATCGCACCTAAGAGCGTCCCAAAGCACCGAAGATTCTATCTCAGCAGTAAAGAACGGATTGATTTGCTCACCGTCTTTAACAATGTAAGTGTCGCCTTTGATTTGTTTAGACCTTTCGATAGCCTGTTCTTCTCTTTGGGCGAGAGTATCTCTACTGTTCTCGTAAGCCTTGGAGTTGAAACCACCAACAAGAGTAGTCTGTTTGTTAGAGGACTTGACAAGCACTGAGTCTTTTTCTTTGTTGAAAGTCAGTGTCACTGTCTCTCCATGATACTTGAGAACACCATTTAGTCTATCAATATCGGGAACAGGGATAGTATCGTCTTTCTGCTCGTCCACTTTGCATGAGAATCTTGAGAGACTGGTCTTGCCGTCCTTGACTATGCAGATAGTTTGGAGGACTGAATCTTTTAGATTCAATACACAACTACTAACCTGTTGTTGATTTTTACCGTTGATGAATTGTTCTCTTGAAGTGGCAGATAACAGATGACTCAGTATCTTATTATTCACCTTCATGAGACTCACCACATTCTGTGTATCAGCATCGCATCGGGATTCATTTTTGCTACTTCGTCTTGTAGTTCGACAACTGCCTTATACAACTTCCCATTATCGTCAACATCATCGAGAGCGTTTTCAGTGTCGGCAATTCTTGACTCCAATTCTTCAAGCCTTTTAGTAATCGCCTCGAAAGTGGAGATGATTAACTCCGATTGCTTAACAACCGCTTCTGCTAATTGTAGTGTGTCCATGCTCACCACTCCAACGGAATACCGTTCCATTCAACCTTCTCGCCCTTGACTCTAAGAATGTCGTAGGATTTGCCGAGATGTTCCATGTTCTTACCTTTCATTTCTTCGACTACGCCACGGATAACGAACTCGCCTTCTGCCAAGTTCTTGTCGGCTTCAACGCCTGCCGCCTTGTCACCTTTCTTGGTGTATCGGGTCAAGAAAATCTGTTGACTTACGAATCGCTGAGTGCTATCCACCCAGTCAACTACCTCGCCTACTTTCATCATAGCCTTAGTGCCGTTACCAATATCCATGTATTGCTTCTTGTCTTTCAAGTGGAAAGTAAAGAACACATAGGGGATAGGTAGAGCAGTCAATCGGTTGAGAACGCTCTTGAAAATCTTGTTTCGCTCACGCCACTCTTTTTGATTGAAGTTGTCACCTTCTTCTTGAATCACGCCTCGGTTGATGAGTCGCTCGGTCATAATGAACTCGCACCACTTGAGGAATGTAGAGCCACCATCAAAGATGACTGCCCCGATGTCGTCACTTTGCTCACCGATAATCGAGATGAACCATTCAAGTTTGTCAACTACTGCATTCCAGTTGCAGTTGTTTTCTTCGTCCCACATCGCCTCATCGAGTTCGTCAATCATGGGAATGACTTCGATTTTGTCAGCATTTTTTACCTTGGAGGATAGCAAGTAATCCACCGTGTTTTGAGCCGAGTTGTCACAGTCAATGATAATGATTCGCTTATCAGTGTGCTTCAAAGCGAGGTCACAGGCAGTCCCAGTCTTAGTGGTGTTTTCCTTGCCGACCAACGCCATTCGGATTGGGGCATGGTTCTGCCTTTTTTTGTTGAACTGCTCACGGTAGTAGTCAGCACCGTATTTGACTACGGTTGACTGCTCTACCGCTTGCTTGGAGTTAGCCCACGCCATCAGTCCCAACCTCCGTCATCGGTTTGTGGGCTTGATAGTGCCATAGATTCTGCACACCACCAACCAGTGATTGAGAGTCGTGCTTCATCGTCACGGCTGATGTAAGGTTGTCCTACAACAAGCAGTGTGCTACCAACCGAGAAGTCCACATACTGCTCATGAGAAGCAGGCACATAGATGTCAACAGTTCCCGCAGTAGACATAATATCAAGGTCGCCTACGGTCACAATGTAACCTCCGTTGTCTCTTGGGTCAATGTGGACTACTTCTGTAAGGGCAGAAGCAAGTGCGTCCCATCGTGTTTTGTCATCAAGAGTTTCTACATAGGAACGAATCTGTTGTAGACCTTCGCTGAGGAACTCGATACCATCAACTCCTTGAATGATAGTGTCGGGTGCATCGCTGAAAATTTGTTGGATAGAGTCGTCACGGTAGAAAGTAGAGACACCTGCTTTACCCCATGCGACATCACCTCGTCCACTTCGCATAGCAATTCTACCTGCTACGAATGCAGGGAATTGTTCTTCTGCAAGAGTGCCACTGAAACGGAATGTGTGAAGTCCGACTTCACCGCCATTAGCACGACCCAAGAACATACAGGAACGGTCTTTCTCGCTCAAAGGTCGAGCGTTGCCGTATTTGAAGTTCTTGTCTCCCGATGGGAATGTCGGGCTTACTTTGTCCCAAACCAAGTGGAAATGAATTCCGTCTGTTGCTTCGTAAGTGTTCTTTGGTAGTGCCGCAATTTCTGTTGAAGAAACATCGGTGTCAAAGTCCTCACCACGAGCAAGATAGCCGTTGTATTTCTTGGTGAATGTGCCGTCATTGTTATCTTCGTAAAGAGTAACAATGCCTTGTTCAACCAATCCATCAATCACTTCTTCGGGTGCATTCGCAATTTGTGTAGCCATTTTCTTGTAAGCAAGTTCAGCCCAGTCCTTGTATCTTGGAACGCTAAGGAACATACCTTCGTAGACAGTAGCACCGCTTCGGGATAGTCTGTCGTTTTCCGATTTGATTTGACGACCAACCATTCGTAGAGCCTTGATGTTACAATCCTCTTCCGACAGTCCACTGTCAAGCCATGTGTTCCTTTGTTCTGCAAGGAAGGACTCCATTCGTGAACGGAGTGCATCTTCTGTGCAACCAATATTCTTACTAATTTTACCAATCATAGTATCTATATCAACCATAGTTATTACCTCATTTTTACCTTCTATATCGCCAGTATATAAACTGTTTCACTCCGCCAACCTTCTACAAAAATCCCAAACCACATAATGCGGTTCGACACCCATAATCAAATCACGGTGAGCCTGTGTTGACGCATCAACAAGTCTCATTTTGTTATGTGGTTCTGCGGAGGAATCTATACCATAGCGGAATATCGCATCTATCGTCTTGCGTAGATTGTATTCGCCTTCAATCATTTTAACTGCTTCTTCGACCTGCTTCTCCTTGAAAAGCAACTTGAGAACCCTGTGACTATTCAGTGGCGGTTCTTGAAGCGAGAGAATAAAATCTGTTCTATCTTCGACAGGTAGTGAGTGATATGCTTGTAGTGTATTGATAGCATTCCTCAAGTCACCTTGGTTAGAACTTGCTATGATACCGAAGTGGTCGGGGTTAGATTCAACTCCCTCCTTACTTTCAATTGTTTCAAGCCTTTGCATCATTTGTTTTTCGTCAATCGGTGCGAATGTTCGCACTTGGCATCGAGATTGAAGCCAAGGAGAAACCTTTGACAAATCATTACAAGTCAAGATAAAGAAACCCTGTGCATCTTCGATGACACCTTTGAGAGAGGACTGTGCCGCTTCGGTCAACTGGTCTGCTTCGTCCAAAAAGAAAATAGTTTCATATTGACCAAGCCGTGTCATCAGTGCTATTTCCTCAACGAATTCGATACCACGCTGACGCTTGCTTGAAGCATTGTATTTGTGGATAGCATAACCCAGTGTGTTTGCTATGATATGAGCGAGAGAAGTTTTGCCTGTGCCTGCTTCCATAGAATGAAAGATATAATGTTGCATCGGTGCTTCGCCATCAAGAATGCGAGCGAACTCGTTCTTGATTCTATCTTGACCCTTGAATTCATCAAGAGTTGTAGGTCTGTGTTTAACCGCCCATACTTCGTCCATGAAATATAGTTCTAATCTTCACTACTTAAACCCTTTCTGCGACAGGAGAGACACGGTTGTTGGTTTTCGGGTAGTATTCTTGTTCTACCGCAACGCTCACACTGTATAGCCATCTTGCGTTCTCGTGGTGTCATAACCGAAATTGGTCGTGTGAATATCAAATCCTCCTTGTCCTTGATTACTTCACGGTCAATATCAAATTGAAAATGATGGGTGTTTATTCCATTTGTCATTTCGACTTTTTCCCGTCCGACGATAACCACTTGCGGATTTTTTGACATAAGAGCCGAAATGCTATTGGGGGAAGGAACATTCTTCACACCTTTGTAATTTTGCAGGTGTTCTGCAATCTGTTCACGAGTGCAAGCACCGTGTTCAAACAACAATTCTACGATTGCTCTACGCACTCGCTTGTTGTTGTTATTGGCTGACACATTCTATGCTATAAGCATTGTCTTTAAAAGACCTACTCTTCCATGCTCAAAAACATAAGAGCGTGAGCAAAGTCACCTTTGTAATCTTTGAAATTAGGATTAGGCTCGATAGGTGGCGGTGGTGGGCTAAAAATAGCGTAAATCACTGGGTAAATAAAAAATATAATGATTATCGCCAAAAACATATTACCAACTCGATGTGATTTCGTTTTCTGTTATTGGTCGGTGGAAATCCCTGCGGAACATAATGTAAGTCCATGCGGGATATTCTACGCCATCTACAAACACTGGTATGAGTTGTCGGCTATACATTCCGAACACATCAACACCCTCAAGCCTGTCAATACGAGCAAGAATCTGCTCATCTATCTCATACAATTCACCTTCGACAGACTTATGGCTCATAATCATGGCAGGGTAATGACCCAAATCCACCAAGCCCCACTGCTTATCAGTCTTTGCTTCTCCAACCAACTTAGCGTCACTTAAGAACGCATTGTGATTAGACTTTCCATTCTTTAGCGTTCCATATACAAACAAGTATTTCATATCCATTCTATCACCTTCTGTTTCCTCTTAGGGAGTTTAGACGGAAGCACTTCGGGTTCGTCACGCCTTATGGCGTTTGAAACCACAACATCATTATTGATGATGATTTCCATGTGCTTGTCTGTTTGTCTAACATCGCTCGGCAGTATATAATCGTTGCTCGACTTCTTCTGTGGGTTCTTGAACTCCTTGACTGGCTTGACACCGTAGGAAATAACTGCTCTCGTGTAATCATCTGCAAGAGTAAACTTGCATCGAGCGAGAATTCTACCGAACTCGATGTCGTTCACATTGGCTTTGAGAAAGGCGTTGACATAAGGGATAGGTAGTTGACCCATCATCTTGAATGCCCTGTCCCTATCAGCCCAACAAAGAACCGCACGAGTCATTCGATACAAGTCTTGCTTGACCTTGAGTTGTTGGTCTACAATGACACAATGTTTGCTCTTATCAGTCAACTTAGGTAGTTTGTTTGTCACGACTACCATTCGGAACGGGACTACATCAGCCCAGTAAATAGCGTCCTTCTCAGTAAAAGTCTGCCTTGGGTGGTAGATAAATGTAGTATTGGGTGCGGTGGGAGAGATTGTCATTTCGCCATACATAGAAATGTAATCGCCCTTTCGATATTTTGTATCGTCATCTGTAAAAATAATTACTCCCATGAAATCAACTCCGAATCATTTTCGATAGCCCAATCAATAAATCGTCGCATTTGATGGGGCGTTAAATCCCACACATCACGCACACTACTTGTCGGGAGTTTGTAATCAGCAACAAGCCACTCATAACCATTACCTTTATTCACAAGCCTAAGAGTTAATCCGTCCTCACACATAGCCTTCGCTAAAGATGGGAATTCGTCAGTATAAATAGGTCTTGTATGTAGAGTTCGTCTACTCTTGTTCCTCCAATCTCGAACCAATATATCCTCTCCATATCCTTTCATAAAATGAATTTAAAAGTGCCTGCCTACTGATACAGATTGAGCAAAACCTCGCTTGAGGATTTGTCAACTGAGCCTTGCAGGTCAAACATCTAATCTTCATCAACTACCTCAAAGTCTGCGTCGTCAATGATGTGCGTAGGTGCTTGTAGCGTAGCCAACCGCAATTGAATTTGGTCAAGATACACTGGTTCGTTCCTAAGAACTTCTACAAGAATACCCATTACCATGTCTACCTTCTTATCTGCCAAGAGCAACTGCGAATCAACACCAATCTCCTTCTTCAATTGACCGATGAGTTTCAAGAACCCTTGAGCCTGTGAGAAAAGTTTGGTGGCATCACCAATGATTTCAGTAGTCAACCCTTCTTCTGCCTTTCGTTCTTCGAGTTCGTCTACCCAACCCACGAGCCTTTGCACGAGATTCTCGGCTACATTAAGAGTGCTGATAGATTCATCACGCAACTTCTCAATACGATTCGCTTCAACTGGGTCGTATTCTAAATGTTCCTCCATGTGAGTTGACACAACGCCCCAATTCCAACGGTATTTAGTCTCCAAGAAAGTTCCCGATATTTCGCCTCGATGAAGTTTGATTTCAACTTCACGACGATTAGCCAAGTTGCATACGGGACAGTCACTCATCGGTAATCCTCCAAAAGTCATATAGTCCTCCCTGTGCGGTTTCGGGGTCGTATTGATATATTTTCACGCTCTCAAACCTATCATCGAGCCTCAAAAGATTGCTCAACTGATTAGTGTTTGAGGGACATCGTTTAGTGTAGTGCGTTTGTAGTTGTTCAAGAATGGTGCTACATCTCATAGGCTCTTCCGAGTCCTTGAGTATTTCGTAGGCTTTGTCACGAGCGAGTCGAAACTTAATTTTGAAAGGCATCGTTAGACCTCCAAACCATTATTTCGTAGCCACCTACTTCAAAAGAATTTATTCTTTTCCACTCATACATGAACCGCTTGTCGCCTTTCAACTTTTGACTCACTTGGTTTTTGCTCGGTATCTCACGCAAAGGGGTGTTAGTGCGTTTGGTTCTAACTGTAAGCAAATAGTTCACGATTTCGTGAACATTCATTTCGCCACCAGTCTCAGTCAAGTGTTCGTGTAGCCAGTCTTTCCATATTTTTTTCTTCATTCTTGTCATTGTATCAACTCCTTGGTTGCCTCTACTGGTTTGTTGCCGATGTAGATAGCGACACCTTTTCGACCACGCCCTGCGTTATCGGACTTTTCCTCCGAATACCACGATTGGTGGAGTAGGTTGTCACTAATCCATCGCTTCGCTGATTGGTAGTCGCCACCAGTAATCATGCGACTTACCTCTTTGATAAGTTGGGAACGGCTCATTTGAGTATTCCAAAACGCAGTCTTGATTAGATTCAAGTCGGAATCCATGACATTTCTACGCATCTGCAAACACCTGTCGAGAATATCTCGTAGTTCATCTGTCATAGAGATGTGAAGCACATCTCCACCGTCGTAGTCCTCGGACATGATAGCATATCCGAGAGCCAAACGACGAAACAAATCAGCCTCGTGGCTTCGCACTTCGGGACGGAACAACCATTCATTGAATCCATCTTCAAAGTAGATTGACTTCGGAGGGTTCATGATGACCTCCATAGCCCTCTCGGTAAAGAAGTTACGAATCTTCTCAGCCATAGCGACGAGTTCTGCTCGCTCGCTTGGACTCATTGATGATTGTCTTGCTTGAGCCTGTTTGTATTTGAGTTCCTTGTCGGGAGTCATGTCAATGTCAATGACAAAGAACCTTCGGTCAAGACCCGACTCCATTTCAAATCGAGAAGGTTGAGTTCCCGCCCATAGAGTGTATCGGGTAGTGTATTCTACCCAACCCGACTTCATTACTTTCTTGACCCTGCCGTTGTCGGTGGAAGTCAAGAGTTGGTTAGTCATGTCAGTGCTATGTTCCTTCTTACCTGCATCAATCAGTGATGAGAATTCTTCAAAGCCGAGGAATCCACCACACATTTCACGAGCAAGCGGTCTACCGACTACTTCGCCATCTTCATTGACCGAACCGAACATACCTGCTTCTGTAATCGAGTTAGCCCCGATGTCAGTTCTAAAACCGATACCCAGTTCTGCGTTTTCCTTATTGTTTAGTAGCCCAGTTTTTTCACTGAGAAACAGATTGATGAGGATAGATTTACCCGAACCTTTGACACCACGCATAATAATGTGTAGCCTTGTATCAGCGACATGGCTCATCGGTGTATAGATGGGTGCTTTGTCATGCCGTAGAATACAGGAATCAATTGCGAACCCTTCCAAATCTTCTGTCGGCTCAAAGGGACAAGTCCCGCACTTATTCAGCCCGTTGAAGATGTGTGTTCCAATTGAACAAATAAACACAGGCACTTTATCCTCGACATCAATGTAATGATTTCGATTAACATACTCTTCCATAGTCTTGAAAATATTCATATTCAGCCCCACATTGTATTGTTCGCAGGCTTCGTGTTCATAAGGGCTTCGATTTCAGCCCTCATATCTTCCCCTGCTTTTATCTGTTCTTTCAATTTTTCAATTGCTTTTTCCATGCTATCGTTCGTGTAGGAAATGCCGAGGTTGTCTTGTAGATAGTTGGCGATAGCCTCAGCACCACCGACATTTACTTTCTCGTCCTTGTCGAATCCTACAAACACACCTTTGGCAGTCTTGAACAAAAGTCTCTTTGCGATTTCAAGCACAATCCAAACTGGCGGATTCATGAAGAGATGATTACCTTCTTCTATCTCGGAAAAATCATCGCTTACAAAATCAACAACTTGTATTTCGTGTTGCTCTCGTTGTCTAAACGGGTCGCCTTCTACCAGTTCGTGAATAGTAGTAGCGGCAAGGTATGTGATGTCCTCTATTCCGTTTGATTGAAGCCATGTAATCAAGTCACGAATCGGAGGGTATGCGTAAATCCAAGTGCCTCTTGCTTCTTCAAGCGGATAGATTGGTGTATTGGGGTATTCGTTTATGTTGATGATGATTTTATCATCGTAAGTCGAAATCTTCCACCCGAATGAATCGTATTCTGCGGTTTGGTTGAAAACCATATTGCTAATCAAATGAGTAGCAATATAACCTGTTGGTTCTGCACCGATACTTTCTATGGCGATGCTTGTAGCACCACCATATTCATTCTCCACATAGATGATTGCTTGCTTCACATTGTCTTTGATGTGAGTAAGCGATTGTTCCGTGGCATATATGTCAATTGTTCCGTGTTGTGTTATCATAATAATCTTACTTCCATCGTCAGTATATAATACTTATGTAATTAAGTTGAATAATTTTGTTTGAAGAAAAAAAATTAAACGCAATACTGTTCCGCATTTTGCTGAATTAGTTTTTTTCCCTTTAGAGTTTTAAATTAAATAATAAGTAATAGGTATAGTAAGTAGTAGTAAGGTGGTCTTTTATTTCTAAACCTTATGAAGAAAAAACTTAATTCCCTTGAATCGCTTGCCAGTCCATCGGTTTTATTTTTTCAGTAACAACTAAATTATTCAACTTAATTCCCAAAGTATTATAATCTAAATTCCAATCCTCCTTCGGTAAAGCAACTGGTCGTATTCAACTGTCAGCATATTGCCCTGTTCCAATTCAAACTTACATGAGTCGGCACTGGGATAATACTTCTCGCACTTCTCCAAGATGACACGAATCTCGCCCCTCTTAGCACCTTCACTCCACGATTTTTTGATTGTCCTTGGGTAATCTACCCCTTCGGTGATTCCGTCGGCAGAACGACCATACATACGCACATAAATGACATTCTTACCCAAGTCAATTAGTTCAGCCGTAGCGTGACCGATTCGATACTTGATTGATTGGCGAATAGCCCAACCGTTAGAATCTCTATACGCAAAGAACCCACGCTCTCCTTGTTGTCTCGTGAAGTATTCAATGTAAGAACCTACGGTCTCCAATTCAGTCAACAACGCACGACCACTTAGGTTGTGTATTCCTTGCACTATCGGATTGTCCTCGCCAGTATAAAAGATTAGATACTCATTACCCTCTTGGTAAGCATCTTTAACGAAGTCGTTAAGCAAAGCCCACATCGAAGGCGTATCTGTCTTGGGTGCAAAGATGTCGTCCTCGAAAGCGTATCGAGGTAGCCGTTCATTGAAAAGCGTATCAATGAAATGCCACATCATCTTTTTACCAGTCAAGTAATATGTGTTACCGCCCTCTTCAATCTCGATTGATGGATTCTGCACGAGAACCCCCTTGTGATTGCGAGAGTATGGTCTTGCTGATATTACTTTCATGTTCTTGGTAGATACGATGTTGGGTTTCATTCGATACCCCTCCAAGTATTGTATCTTTGTATGTCAAGTTGCCACACCGCAACGCTTCTGCTTAGAACAGAAGTGTAGCCTGTCGCAGTATCAATCTTGTCAAGCCCGACGATACCTGCCAACTTCGACCCAATGGTATTCCTACTCGGCAACCATCGGGAGTTTCTCGGTTCATCAGCCAACTTGTTGTAGATTTCATACGACGACAAGCCTTCGGGGTGTTGCATCATTAGTTTTATTACTCTTTGTTCAAATATTTTACTCATGTTTAGTCCTCCTATTTTTTTGAAAGTGGGTGGGGGCGGGTGTTGATTTGTGAGGGGAACACAGACGCACACAGGAGGATATGGAGAAATAATCACGAAACGAACAAAGTGATTTACTTCAACCCCGCCCCCGTTATATCCTGTATGCTCGGCACTACTTAAATGTTTAAGTCCAGTCCTCCTTTGTATTCCCGTCTTTCGATTCTTTAGATGGCTTGTAGACTGTATCTGTGCAATCAATACACAGGAAATCATACCTCTTACCATCTTTGGTTTCAAGATAGTGAATCGTCGGCAACAAACTGCCCCGACTCATATCGAAAGTGTAGGGGTCGCCAATCTCGTATTCTTTTTTTAGGTCTGCAAGAACACCAGTGCAACCGCACAGCCCACACAATCCCAATGGCTGAGTGTATAGACCCGCAGGTTTCTCGTAGTCGAACTTGCCCCTAAAAAGTCCAATCGGATTAACGAATGTTATCACTGTCACTTCTTATCACCTATCGCAAAAAGACGCTTTGAACCACAAGCGAGGCATTTGACTTCCATCGCTTTTCTATTGGTTCTATCGAGTAACAAGGTCGGTCTAAAATCCCTTCCAAGACACTGATGACATTCAAGTGCCATACGCCTCATTCCATCACCTGCCTAAGCATTAGTTCGTAGTCCTCTTGCCACAAGGCTACAATGATGTCAGCCTTCTCGTCCTCGGTCAATTCGGGAGGTTTGATAACCACCTTACGAATGACTTTCTTGTTTGTCTGCATCACCAACCCTCCACTGCAACCTTCTGTTCGTAGATGAGATTATCTACCTTCGGCTTTTTCTTTTGTTTTCTTTTGACCGTGTTGTTCAACTTGTATGTTTTACCACCATGCTTACCGCATCGGTTGATGCCATAGGCAGTGGTCACTTCTACTTGTTGAAAGCAACCTGCCACCACGCAATCCTTGACATAGGTTTTTCTCATTCTGTCACCCCCAAGAATTTTCTAATCGCTTCGATTAGTGGGTCTGTCTGTTTTTTCATCTCGTTTATTTTATCTTGTTCTTTCATTACAATCTACTCCATCGTATTTCGTTACGCATGGCAGTCTCACCTGCGTATTCCCTTTTACATTCCATGCAAAGTCCGTCCGTGTCCTCGAAATCAAGCCCCTCACACGAAGGGCATTCGTCCATGTCTGCGTAGCACAGGACACAGGTTGTGTCGTGCTTCTTATCGTCATGGCATTCGCAACCACAGTCTTGCTTAGGGTGGCTCATTGTTGACCACACCCCAAGCAGTAAATGACTACTCTCGGTGTCAAACAGTGCGGTGAAAGAGCAACCTTACAGTTACATTCTTTGCATCTAATTGGTATCATCTGTCACATCTCCTGTCTTACAATCGCAGGTTTTGAAAACCCTTGCGAATCCGTTTTCAAAGGTGACTATGATTGGGTCATAGCACACTGGACATTCTACTATTTTTTTACTCATTTTTAATCCTCCTTTTTTGAATAGATGATGAAACCAGTTTCACCATCAACATATCTTAGTGTCGAGTATCTCCTGTGGTTCTGTTCCCTTAGCCACTCCTTGACTTCTGCATACAGTGGTATGGTCATGTCAAAGTCGTTTATGTTCGGGTGTGGGTTGGGGTGCAACACACACAGGACATAGTTCTGTTCGTAGCGGAACTCCGCTACTCCGTTATCAAATTGTAGTTGTTTGGTTTTCATTTTCGTTCCTCCCAATTAAAGCCACGAAGCCATAGGATATAAAGTCATCGGGCGTTCAAGTCCTTCAATCGAACATGAATCACGCAGTCGCCCTTGAGAGCAATCGCAGTGTCATATTGATACATGAAGGTCTTGGCAATCCATTCATTGTAGTCCTCCGAACTATCGTCCTGTGTCTTTGTGTAGATTCTAATGTCTGTTATGTCCTCAGTCTCAATTGGGTATTCTTCTACTACCTGTGCGTCGAGCATCTCGCAAACCTTGGATATGATTTTGTCTTGTGACCAATCGAATATCATGTGTTGCTCGGCATACTTAGATGCCATCGGCTGAAACACGAGAAATTCTTGACTACTCATCGAGCAAATCCCCCACCCAGTCGTCCCAGTCATCAGCAGGCTGAACCTCCACCGTTATTGAACCCACGACATCTTCCATGAATACTTGTCTCGCAGTGCGAGTCTCGGTGACTTGTGGTTCACTGCCCTTGACATATCCCCAACGCCACCATGACGGTGCGAATGTGCCTCGTTCCCATGTAGCGAATCGTGATTTGTCACGAATGTAGAATTCTCTATATGCGGTCACGGTGTCAATGCTCTCATCGAGCAGGTCGAGGTTCTCACCTTTGCTTTGGTTCAAGGCACGAACAAACGGTGTCATGCCACAACCGACATCTTCCATGTAGATTGAAGCCAAGTCAAGCATCTGCATGAGTGGTTTCTCGCAACCATGCGTTGTCTTGTCGTATCGCTTCTTGTATTCTTGTAGAATCGCAATAGCGTGACTCCATAGCCATGCAAAGTTCTCGGTTGATTCTGCCGCCCAAATCGAACAGGGGTGATTCGGATAAGCACCCTTGTAGTGAGTCCCCTTTTGTGTGAGGGGCATCTCATCGGACGGGCAACCGTTCTTTAGCAACGCACCCGCAAGCATCTGTGTTGATTCGACAAGCATCTTAGAGCAGTGCTGGTCTGCCAACATTCGAGCCGCACGAATCGGGTTTTGGTCAAGGACGAAAATGTTCATTGTTTCGCCTCCTTGATTTCAGTCTTGATTCGGTTCGCCTCTTGCATGAGGTGGCGGTATCGCTTCGGCATGGAACTGTTGGGTGGTGCTTTGCGTCCAATCCACCAGTATGCTTCTGCCAGTAGAGAACGCAGGTAGCGAATCTCCGTGAGCAGTTGCTCGTCCACTCCGTCATCGAGTGCCTCGTGCAAGGCATCAATGTCCTCTTGTGTCATCGGTTCGTATATTCCTTGTAGGTATTCTTTGTAGGTTTTCATGGTTATCCCTCAATTTAATCCACTTAGTCATCGGATATAAACTTACTCTTCCTCCGAGATGACACCGTATGCGGTGAGTTGCTCTTGAACTGTGTGCAATTCTCCGTTCAACTTCTCGATACGGTCTTGTGCGTATACGATACTGGCTTTCAAGTTATCCAGTCCTTGTGAGCCTTTCAAGAGAATGTTACCAACAACAATAACATTATTGTATTTGAATGGTGTGTTCCTCGAATCCGCTTTTAGTATCTTTGAGTTGAATGAATCAATCATCTCCCTCAATTCATTGGCTTCGTCACTGGTGTTAGCCTCGTAGTCAATGTTGTAGGTTTTGAGCATTGATTTTTGCGATTGAAGGTTATGTTCGATACTGGCTTGTTGGTTTTGGAGTCGAACAATCTCAGCGTCCATTGTGTATTTCGTGACCAAGATTTGAGCCTTCGACAACAATTTATCCATATCTTGTAGCCACAATCCGCCCCAGTCACTACCGAACGCATCACGCCTCTCGCTGAGGTTGTATCGTCGGTAATGCTTGGGTAGTCTTTGTGTGTTCGGGTCGTCAATAATGTAGACATATGCCTCATCGTTATTCCATTTTTTGCGAGAAGTGATGTAGATTTTTTCGTGCGAACTAACACTGCGTAGCATTCTATCCATGACTTTGAAAAGGCTCTTTACCTGCTTGACACCAGTAATCGCATTTTTTAGTGAGGTCATCATGTGACTCAACGACCCTTCATACTCGCCTCGTCCGTATCTTTCAAAATCGTTTATTACCCTTCTTAGAGTTATATCGGGCAAATTGTAGTTTTTTGGGGCATGAGAGCCGCTTCGTATAAAGTTGGCTTTACCTGACAGGCTATGCCAAACGCTTGAATATTTGATGTGCATCAATTCAGTCTTGATGATATGCGGGGTATCTTCGGGAATGTCGGGTTGTTCACTACTGAAAGTGTCACTCCACAGTTTCTTCAAATCCGTTTGATTACCATTTGTGCGATAGTTGTATCGGTATCTTATTGCTTCGGCAACATAGACCCTATCGCTAAGTTCTCCGTAGAATTGTTGATGGGCTGACAACCAACGGTTCATTTTAACAATCTCCTGTTCGTCCGACTTAATCGCCTCGATGACCTGCTCATCTGCTTTTGCTACTGCATTTGGCAACCACTCGTAGTTTGAGTAATTGGGTGCAAAGCAGTTAAACCCACTGTCGAGTATGGTAATGAGTCTACCAACCTCGACCATCGAGCCTGTCCCTTGACAAGCCTTGTTCAATTTTTCTGTCCACATTTTGTTCCTTTTTACTATTTTCTTCTTCATTTGTATTCCTCCTTTGTTGAGTCGGGGTCGCCCCCTTGATTTAGACGAGGGGTTACTACTATATCAACCCTTTGTCCGTTATGGTCGCACTCATAATACTGAGTGGCGAGTGTGTGTTCGTCGTATGGCATGAGTTTCTTGTCGTGCGTTCTAACGAGCCATCGCTCGTCCTTGACTTTGTGAATCACGCCTGTTTCGATGTGACGATAATACTTCGTCATGTATATTCCACTACCCTGTCCGTTACTTCGGTGTTTCATTCTGCCACCTCCAAGTTCTTCAAGCGGTGTCCTGTCGAAACGACGGTTTGAGTGTCGTAATCAGCCTGTCGTAGAGCCACCCAGTCCTTGCGTCCGACGATAGTTCCCCCACATTTGAGTTCTTCGGGCGGTAGTCTAAACGGCTCAGCGAGAGCGTCGTATTCCTCTTCGGACACCCTTTCTTGATAGTCTCCGTTAATCCAAATCCATGTCGCCCTCGGCTCTTGATAGAGCATCGAGTTGTCTACTCCGATGATGCCCTTCTTTTGTAGAGAGGTCATCACGCCTCGCATTCGGGTGAGCCACTCTTTAGGGTAGTCGTCGCTACTGAGCCACATACAGAATCCGTTCCCGTCTGTCGAGTGGTCGCTGTATGTGATTTCTCGTAGAAATTCCTGTTCCAGTTTCGTGATTTGCTCTTTGTGTTCTTCTCCCGATGGCAGAATCCTCTTGGCACATATCGGGCATTCGTCGTAGCCCCAGTCGTAAAACGACATATGCCTTGGGTTTTCTTCGTAGCCCTTTTTCTTGTTTCCAATTTCGCACCAATTCATTCTTCTTCGCCTCCTTTGAACCAGTCTACGAAGTCATCGTAGCCACATCTGTATGCGATTGGGTCAACCAGTTTCAGCACTCTTGAGGGTGCGTATGACAGGCTACCGATGATGACATCGGGTTGTTCGTCAAGGTATTCGTCGTATTCTTCTTGGTATTTCATTTTTTCAATCTCCTTTCATTCATTTCTCGCACCAAGATAGCCAGTCCTTCGCTCACGGTAGCGTAGAGAAAACTCTCCTTGCTATCCCCGAACAAGTTCGCTATCTTCATGTCCTCTACGATTCGCTGTGCGGTTCGTAGTATCTTGTAGTTGTGTATCAGTTTCATTTCTTTTTCGTCCATTGGTATTCCTCCGTTTCATTCTATGCTAAGTGTCACTCCTATATCAACCCTTCTGCCCTCAACGATGGTTGGCGAATTCGGGGTCGCACTTGACAAACACGAGCCAGTCGCCACTGTCGGTTCTCTTGACCCAAAAGCCCGCCTCTTTGATTTCGGCTTTCTTCTCACGCCATAGCGTCCAAAACTCTTGGGTGGCGTTAGCCCACATGACCTTACCCGATTTGGCGGTCTTGAACTCAGTGCCGAACGCCTCCATCTTGTTGTAGATTTGGCGGGGCGTTTCCCAGTATTGCAGTTCGACCACACGGTAGAACTTGGAGTTCACCATGTCCTCAAACCGTTCGAGTGCCTTGTCGTATGCCTTCTCCAAGTCAAGCGAGAGGTTGCCGTTGTAATCACAGAAGTAGTTGCGTAGATGCCCGTTTTCGATGATTCCCTCGTGATACAGGGTGTAGTATTGTCCCTTCTTACCCGTTCTGCAAATGTGCAGTATGGCTTTGCTTAGGCTTCTACTGTCCTCCACAAGCACCGATTTGTTTTCTACGGGTGACTCTACCTCTCGGTCAATGTTAGTGTCGCACACCACAATGATTAGGCGGTTATCATCACTAAAGAGCCACTTGAAGCCGACTCCCTTGTGGTCGGGGTCGAAGTCGTAGGTCATGTCGCTGAGCCACTCGTCAAGCCCCTCTATGTCCTCCCACCATTCTGCCCTCGTTCGCATCATGTCAATGCGACCCTTTGCTTCATCGAGGTAGTGCAAAGCACCTACCCATTCGGCTACCGTTTTATCCGTCTGTTTGTCCTTAATCCATATTCCTGTTTGTTGCATGTGATACCCACTCATT